ATCCCCAGGCAAATGCGGCTGGCATATACTCTCTGGATTCCGATCCTGTAACTACAAAGATTGACGGAAACATATTACATTCATCCCAGAACTTTAAACGGGCAGAAGCCTGACCATATAGGTTAACCTTATATGGCTCGTTTCCGTCAATAATCTTTAATTTTTCAGCAATTGCTTTTACTATACTTACACGTCTTGACATATTTTCCACCCCTTGTGGGACTTTCTATGCCCATTTAATACTTCTGTAAGATGATTACCTGCTAAATTATGTTCTCTTGCAAATTTATAGGCATTTTCTACTATATAAGAATTACCGTATGGGTCGAATAGTAAAGGATAGGTAATTCCTTGAGCTTTAGCGGATAGTTTATCAGAAACTATATTACGAGAAGATTTTATTCTAGTACCTAATAATTGCTTTAACTGTCCATACTTAACTGGAAACTCTTCGGATAACCAAGTATGTTGTTTTAAATTACTAATTGTAGTGATTGTATCTACGGGTACATTAGTTATATCCGAGATACTCTTATAAGATAACTCAGGCTTATCTACTAATAAATTGAATACATTAATTATTTGATCTTGAGAATATTTGTTATTACCATAACCTAGTTCATTAGTATATTCAGGCACCTGGTTACTATATCTATATACATTAAATCCGTTGTCTACAGAATTAAATATTTCTATAGCCTCATCTTCCAAAGTGTCTAGTTCCTCTATAGGACATTCTAGTATAATATCTAATTCTGGTTTACCATATAATTTATTAGCTTCTAGTAGCTTAGTATTTGCACTACCATTTTTGATACTACGTAAATGCTCTAGGTATCTTACTTCAATACGTACAGATTGTCCAATATACGTCTTATCTGTACCATTAAATATTAATCTATAAATTCCGATTGTCATATTAAACTAATACCGATCTCATTCTAGCACCTACGATTGGTGCTGCTAATTCTCGTACACTTTTCGATATCAACAGCTTAGGGTCTCTAGTCTTAGGAAACTGCTGTCTTCCCCCTTCGGAGAACGTTCCATACGGATTACGCATATATGAATAAAATGCGGTAATCATACCTTGTCTTGATTCCGATAATCTCTGCACTTGAACAGACTCGGAAAAGCGTCCGGTTCTATAGTTTAGAACTCTAGATTCATGGCCTTGGCCCATGTTCTTAGCTACTTGTTTATTAATGCCTGCTTGTAGGATCGCTAATAGATTAATACTAGAGGCTACGGTATACCTGGCCGACTGAGCATCTCGCTTAGCCTTATCTACTTTAGACTTAAGGTTTCTAAGTACATTTCTAGAGGAGGATATACTATCCCTAACTCCAGTACTAATAACTTTTCTAAATTTCAATTTAGGTAGATTATTAACAATACCAGTATATGTCTTTTCGTATTTTTTAGGATTGCCTGATAAAGTAGAGTAAAGATCATCATGGATCATATCTACCAATGCAGGAGAAGATTGTAACTTACTTAAGTCTACTTCTCCTAAAAACCCTTCAATTATACCATTTAAGGCATTATCTATAAGCGACTTAGAACTACCCAGGCCTACATTCTTTAGAAAACCTCGTACGTCTCTATCACCTTTACCAATACCCGCAGCTACAATATTACCTGCTGCAATATTATCAGATTTTATCTGCCATTCCGTAATCCAGTTAGAGGAGGTCTTCCTATACTTAGCAAAAATCTCCCCCTCCAATCCTTTGATATTACTACTAGCTATATCGTACTCTTCTAGTACGTCTAATAAATTATCAATAAAGGAGTTAAGAGCATTTAGTTCTAGGTCTAATTGTTCTTTAGGTATATCACGAGAAGACAATGTTTTTCCTATACTAGCTTTTGTTCTATTTACTAGAGTGTTAGCCCATCCAAATATGTGTCCTTTGTCGATATCTTTCCTGCTAGAATACTCTAGTACTTTGGAATAAACGGAATCGTCTGTACTAGGTATTGCAGAAGCATTTTGAGCAATTGAGTTTAGATATAAAGATATATCTTTATTAAGTCTATCAAAGTTTACTTTATGAAACGTAATAGTTTCCTGGCCCTGTATATTTTGATAAGTTACTAGCTCGAATCCAGTTATATCATATTTACCTGATTTTACTTCTTTAAATATACTATTAGCTATATCTTTTCCAACTATTTCCGTAAGCTGTTCCAAAGGTATAATGTGCTCAACATCAGACTTACGTACTTCTAGTTTAGTAGATTCTCTAGTCTGATGCAGAATAGAGCTAGTATCTTTCTTACCACCGGCCCAGAACTTCATTTCCGGTATTTTATTTAATACCTGTCTAAAGGCTGAGGCACTCATTTAATCCCAGCTCGCTCTGTATAAATCTAGCACACGCTTAATATGCGCAGGGAATGCTGAACTAGTAATGTATTCGATCTGTACGCTGTTAGTACCTGGTGCTTTTGGACTGTGTACTGAGGCGTCATTTTTAATGTAATAAGTTACTAAGTCCATAACAGCCAACTTTAAATCTTCTGGTAGGGTCTCGTACCCCGCAGTATAAGTAACTTGATAGCCGTTTAGGCATTTATCCCATTCACCGCTTGCTGCTAGAGATACAATATGTCCTTTTTCTACTTCAACTACGTAATCTGTAAATTCTACTAGGTCAGTATAGTTCTGACCATAATCTTCACTCCAGCCAACGCTTGTAACGGATATAACTGGATACTCTGCTAGTAGTAAATTTTCTCCATAACCACCACTAGTGGTCTCTATCTTAGCATCATTGACATAGTCTACGAAAGTTCTACGGCAGTAATTCTTTACTAATTCACTTACTTTTGGAATTAGGGCATCAATAACTGCGTCGGAATTAGGGCTAGTAATTCCTACATATGCCTTGTATTCCGCTCTTGTTATTAATGGAAGTCCCATTCTATCTCCTTATTATCTTTTATAAGGCGCTGGCCTTATAAAAGATAAGGGCCGAAGCCCTTATCTTAATCGTTAGATTAATTCCAACGTAGTACGGAAACTCCACCACCAACGTTAGTGGTTAGTTGTTGCATACCAGTACGTAGACTTGCTACTAGAACCTTACGTTGAGTTTCAACCAGGTCTTGAGTATCAAAACGTAGACCGCGCTGGTTACCAACGATGAAGTTGGAAGTAGCAACAGCGATAGCACCGTAGTTAGTAGTAGCACTAGAAGTACCGCCTGCGGCCTTATTATCTAGCTCTGCGCAAACTAGAACTGGACTATTACCAACCATACCAATTTGGCCGGTTAGAATAGTAGCCTTAGTACCGACCTTATCCATGGTCTGGAAACTAGTATCTTCTAGTAGATCGTAGTAAACGTCATTAGATACTAGGAACGTTACGCCATCGGGCTCTAGACCCCATGTACCTAGGTCCTTACGTAAAGCGCGTAGGGAGGCTACGCTAGCAGCACCAGTATTAGTTACTAGAACAGCGGAAGTAGCGTCATATAGAGCTAGACCCTTAACTGGATCAGCACCGGCGCCGGCTCCGCGAGCCATCGCCTTTTCAACAGACTTGGCAACACGACGTACCATTGCATCCCGTACGATAGGTAGAAGAACAATCAATGAGTCTTCTTCTTCTTCATACATTAGATACTCTGTGGTAGCTAACTTGTAGCTATTTAGAGTAATTTCTTTCATTTGGTGAGTTTGAGCAGCACCAGGTGAGTTTGTAGTACCGAACTGCGCGTTAGTTACCCATGTACCATATCCAGCTTCTGGATTTAATGGCATAGTCATAACGTTAGTCGCCATATTAATATTGCGGATTAGAGGGGCAATGACTAAACGACGACGAATTTCAGCTTCCATGTTTAGGGAAACTTCAAGTTCCCAAATGGTAGATGCCATGTGTGAAGGATCCTTACCACCAACGCTGGCCTTTTCAATTAGCTGGCGACCATACTTGGTACCTTCAATTGACTTACCAGTGAACTTGGATAGTAGAACAGCCTTTTCACGTTCTTCATAAGTAGAAGACTCACCAGACTTATTTTCAGTGAAAGTCATCTTGCTCTTCTGTAGGGCAGCTAGTTCGTCAGCCTTTTCTTTAAGAGCGGCTTCAAGACCTTCTAGGGCCTTCTTTTGCGAATCAGCTTGTTCAGCGATACGCTTTTCTACATCAGCTAGAAGCTTCTCAGCACCAGTGGTAGAAGGAGTTACGGCAGCAACTGCCTTGTTGATACGGTCTTGCATTGCGGCTTCTTCAGCAGCTTTCTTGTCGGCTAGAGCCTTTTCCGTAGCTTGTGCAGCTAGGACAGCTTCGGCAGCGGACTTGGCAGCATTCGCTAGCATTTGTTCTAATTCTTTTGGATCCATTCCAATTTCCTTTAATGTTGTGCCTTTTGCTTCCTTAGAGGATTCTAGCCCTTTAGCTGACTCGCTTTTGGGTGCAAACTGCAGTTTAAAACTCTTACATTCAGCGTCATTGTTAAATGACTTAGATAAACTAAACAACGTCTCTTGGTTCATTGGTACGGATACCACTGAAATTTCAATCAGTTCTAGTTCTTTAATTACAAATAAATCTACATCTGGTTTATATTCCGCGTCTAGTACTCGGAAACCGACACTAAATGCAGTTAATACACCATCCTTAATTAGATTAAATACTTCTGCGGCTGCAGAAATTCTACCCTTTATCCATAGGCCCTTAGCGTCTACTTTATGTTCAACCATACGACCGATTGGATCGTCGTGATCATGGTAAGCTAATAGAATAGGATTCTTTAGATAATTTGCCATACCTGCTTCCCAAGCAGTCGCTGGGATAACATCGCCGGTTCTATCTACATCAGTCGTACTAGCATATCCGCTAATAAAGATACTATCAATAGGTTCATCCGCACTAGGGAGTTCTTTGATGAACTGACTATTTAGATGAAATACTTTATTTTTAATAGTCATTCATCGATACTCCTTTTCCAGGTATATTTTTACATTGTCTTATTATACTAGTTAGGCGCATAAAAGTCAACCCCCATTTTTTACATGGGGGTTGCTTGTATTTCCTTATTTATAGTCCACCTGGTTCAGTAACCCTAACTACACTTGGTAGTACTCCTCGTCTATAACAATACCACCTAAGTTTTCGGCTTCGGTTCCGCAGCAGGAGCTTTAGGTTTTCCACCCACGCTAGGATTTGCAGCTGACCCAGCAATATTAGCAGGTACGCGTAATTTATCACTTTCAGGGTCCTTATCTTTCTCGTATCTTAATTCGACCCTTGCCTCGTTGGGAGTCAGCACACCACCATTTACTAATGTGGTGTGATACGCAGCGATGTCTTTTAGATCAGGCTGCAGTGCAGATACGCTACTGGTTACGGCATCAATGTCATACCCAGTCATAAGTTCCATAGCAGAAATATACTTACGGACTATAGGCATTA